ATTTTCTCCTAATGCTCTAATATATCCCTCTACTGTTCCTTTTTGTACAGAATCTTGCAATCTAATAATTACAGCAGAAGCAAGTTTTTCAAGAAGATATCTTTCACCCTGAACCAAATGAGCCAAAGCATTATTTGTTGCTTGGGCTGCAAGTTTTGCAGTTGTAGTTAGCGACCTTGCGTCTGGTGTAGAACCATCTGTGAATTCATTAAGACCTGTAATCTGTCTAATCAATTCAATATTGTTTTGCATTATTTGATAATAACTAAGAGCATCCCTGCCTAATCCGTTTTCAAGTTCCTCTATTGGTCTGTAGTTTGTAGGCTTACCTCCTATATCATTTCTTCTATAAACTAAAGTACCTGTTTTATTAAATAGATCTAGAACATCCATGGGCTTCATTTGGTTGCCACCTGATCCTAAAGGTATGTCTTCTAGCGCTCCTAGTTCTATCATAATACCTTTTGGTCTTGCTTGATTTATAGTATTTTGTAACCTATACCATGCTATTTGTATTTGATCTGCTATTGGTATTAGTTGCTCCATAATACCTAGTGGTTTCATGTTATGAAAGTCTGGAGCAAAAATATGATATGAAAGATCAGTATCCATTAGGCTAGATTTAACTCTTTTCATGTCACTACATAAACCAAAATTAAAACAGAAGTTTGAGTCTACTACCCAAGATATTTTATACACTACCTTATAGTCAGATCTGGTAAATTTATTTTTTCTTTTATTTCTATCATTGAATTTTGCTCTACCAAATTTTTTGTTTCCTCTTCTATCAATTCTAGATTCATGAACCATTTGATTTACTGAAAAGAACTCTAAATCTAAAACCCTAATTTTTCCATGATCATAAGCCTTATAATATTGTTTATTGCTTGGAAATGTTTTGCTACTGTTTACAGCCTTTGAGTGTTTTTCTGCCATCTCAGCATACTCTTTTTCTGAAAATTGTTCACCAGCAAGTTGTTTTAAATCAGCAATACTCATTTCTTTTACCTCACCAACATGAACTTTATCAGAAAAATCTCTTTTATTACAATGGCTTATTAAGATATTTTCTGGATCTATTGGTCTAATTTTAACAGATCCATTACTGTCAATAAATTCTTTATAACCAGCAACCCCGAAATCAAATAGACTTTCTAATACTTGTTTTCTTTTTTCAGCCATATCATTTGTTTGAAATATCAAGTCAATACCTTGTTCCATTTCAATAGCAGCATTATGCTTATATGTATATGCCATGTGAATTTTTAGTTCATCATCGTTTTCCGGCTCACCATCTTGTTTAACCAAAGCAGAAAAATTTTCCATTCCTGGTATTTCATTCTTGACCTTATTTCTAAGATCCATCTTTGCTTTTGTTTTGTTATAGTAATCTTCAACTTCACTTCTAGCCATAGAGTCAATAGGAGTAGCAGTGATATTATATTCTGTTTTTCCTAGTTTTCCCAGTGCAATTCTTCTAAATTTTGGAACTATCGGAATCACAGTCCAATCTATTGCAAGCCATGTTTCGTTTTCTGCTTCATTTACGTTTAATAAATTTTTATACTTGTTTATAGACTGATTACCTTGTGCGTAGTCTTTGACTTTTGAATAATTTCCTCTGTTATTGTGAAATGATTGAGAAGAGTGTTCAGTGTAATCTTTCCACGCTGCTTTTGCATACGTTAAACACCATTCTTTATTTTTCAGTTCTGGATCAATTAGGTGGTCAGGATAATTCGTCTTCCCTTTTTCGTAGATCATGTTATTTTATATTTCTTGAATAAATTCTTAGCATCTATAAATTTGTTTTTTGAAATTTCATTTTTCAAAATAATGTGCCTGTCGGCAATTAAAGTATATCCTGCGGCCATGGCTGCATCAAACTTTGTTGTTTTTGAAATATCAAAATCCAACCAATCTTTAATCAAATCAATGAAGAAAACATTGTCGATATTAGATTCAATGTAATCTTCGGTTATTTCTGCTATTTGTTGATGGGTTTTTGCTGATCCACTGATCCCCGGTTTTAATGAACCTGGTAACCACATCAAAAAACTTTGATATCCTCTATCTTCAAAATAACTCTTTATACCAACTTTATTATCCTCAAAAAGCACTTGGCATGAATAGTAATGACAACACTTTAAAACGTCTTCATAAAACTGTCGTGCAGTGCTTGGTCGGTAAATGTATTGAACAATAAAAGAACTATCATAAAAATTTGATACTGGATTGTGTTTCTTGTAAACGTAGAAGGCTCCATTAGATCTTCTGTCATCTATAGTTGTGTCATGATCATATGGATCACACCCTATAACAAACTCACTTGTTTTGGTAGGAAGAAAATTTTGTCCCCTTTTTACAACTTTATTTGAGTCAGATTTTTCATCAAAAAGATAGCATACCTTAAACCTTCCGTTTGACATAGGTACGAACTCAACAAGACCTGACGATCTATCACCAACCCATTCAAAATTACCTAACGTATATGTGTTATCGCTCCATGATAATTTATCTATTCTGTCATTTAACTTCATAGCGTTATACAATGATTTTTGACCGTCAATTCTAAATGCCTCTTCTACAGTGAATGGATTTCTTCTTATAATACTACTTAAGGCACGATCATCGTTTATCATACTTTCTCTTTCTGACAAATAATAATCTTTCGCTTTTTCTTCATTTGGATTTCCGTATTTGTCAAAAAACAAAGTTTTATAAGAAGGCGTGAAATATCTGTATAATCCGCTAGTAGTTCTGCCATGGATATTTCTTTCATCCTGATTACTAGCATCCCAAAGTTTTCTAAAGTTTTCACCACCAGACTCCATCTCTTCTACTGTAGTTGTATATAACAATTTACCAATATAATTACCATCAAGTTCTGAGCAGAACCTAACTATATTATGTCTTTCCCAAACATCTGTTTCCATAGTTTTTCCGACCTCATCACCAATATACCTATGTAGTTTAGTTCCGTCATATGCATATTTATCTGAACTTTTCCAATCTATTTGACTTTCAAGTTCTGGTTTGCCCAAATCCTCTAGTGATTTACTACCTCGTTTTGTTGTTCTATAAAATCTTAACTCAGAAGTAGGAGTTACACCTTTTGATTGATCATATACAGGTCTAAAAAAATCAGGTAACTTTTTAAAAGGTCCGACTATATTTTTTTGAAAAACATTATTTTTTGCATCTGACGCTGTTTTTGATTGGATACCCCCATTTTTATTTTTTGACCTACTAATCAAGTCAAATAAAAAAACACCAGCACGAATTGTTTTACCTTGTCTTCTTTTGGTTAATTCAATCATACCAAGGCAATTAGGGTTATCAACACAGGACTGTAAGAAATAAAAATAATCTTGATCTGTTTTTCTGTAAGAAGGATACCCTACATCAATAGCCCACCAATTTAAAAAAAAGTAATGCAAACCTGTAAGGTACTCTGGCTTTCCATTATTCATAAACCATACACCATTTAATCGTCTATCCCATTCTTGAGACCTAAAATTTTCAAGTTCAACATCGAAATAATCTCTATCCTCTTTTTGTTTTTTTATTTCTTCAGATCTTTTAATATTCCAGTTTTCTGGAAGTTCTGTTCTAATCCAAACTTGGTCTTTTTTTGTTGATGATGAAGTTATAATTGGTCTTTTTTCTACCTTATTATTTATGACATTTAATACATAGCCAGGTTTTTGTAATTTATACTCAACACCCTGTATATTAACATCTCTCATAGGTTTGCGATGAATTCTGGTGTTAGTCTTTTGTCTGCTTTTATTTTATTAAGTAGTATGTCATCTTCTCCGTATAGTTTCAAATAATAAGACTCAAGCCTGTCATTTATGGTATTCAAGTCATCCATAATTTTAGATTTAATTTGCAGAGCCTGTAATATGTCTTTGTCTTTATCACCATCGACAGGTCTAAGTAGTTTTGTTTGATATTCAAAAAAAGTTTGCTCATTGGAAACAATCATAGACCAAACTCTATTATTTTGTTTTTTTAAAAACTCATCTACCATTAAAAGAATTTTACTATCAGTAAAAAAGAAAATTGATTGCAGTGATTCATCTTCTAATTCAAATCCAGACATTGAAGCGGCCTGTTCTTTTCTAATTT